CTTTTGCCTTTTCCTCAAAAGAATCTTTAATATCTTTTCCAGAGATAGGGATTGATCTACCTTTTGTTGGTTTTTTATTACTTTCCTTAACTGATTTTTTAATTTGAATTGGAATATCTTCAGCTGGTTTCTTTTTATCTTCTCCGGAAATAAATGTACGAGTAGGTTTTTTTCTTCCTCTTTCCCTAGCTTCTCGCTGTTCTTTAGTTAATATATCTTTAACTTTTTTTGTCTTACTAGGTTTACTTTCTTTTATAGAACGCTTTGCACCCATCGCCCTTTGTTCTTTTTCAGTTAAAAAATCATATGGGTCTTCCTCTGGTCCTTCAGGTTCCATTAAGTCACTAGAATATTTCCTTTTACCCTCTTTTATCTTACGCTGTATATCTTGACCTGTATACTCAAACTTATCTTTCTTTTTGGAAGTTTCTAACTGTTTTTTAGCCATATCAGGAATTTTAGCTTTTGTTTCTGGAATATTTTCTTTAGATTCTGAAGGCCCTTTTACTTTGAAAAATTTCTCGTAATTATCTTTTGCTCCCTTAACGGTACCAGTGATATGTTCTCTAATTGTTTCTAAAGTATCATATATTTTATTAAGAACACCAAGTATGCCACCTTTATCATCTTTCTCCTCTTTAATCCTTGGTCCAGATGGTTGTTCTTTCTGATCTTTTTTTAATTTTTTATCAAATTTATCAGTAGCATCTTTAACAAACTTGTCTGCTTGTTTTTTATTTAACTTATCTTTCTTAGGTTTTCTTGGAGAGGTATCAATATCTTCAAACCCAGGAGGGCTATTGGATGGTTCAGAACCTGGATCGTAACCAGTTTCCTTTTTATATTCTTCTCTTGCTTCTTCTTCAGAATTAGCCCTTTCATTTTCTTCTTTTTTCTTTTTTTCTCCAGCAGCTTTTTTTGCTTCTTTTGCCTTTGTTTGGGCACTTTTTTTATCTTTTGCAGCCTGTTTTCTTTCAGCAGCTCTTCTTTTAGCACTTTTAATTGCCTCATCGGACACATAGCCTTCAAAAGGCTCATCACCATGAGCAAAAAAATCATGTATGTTTTTTTCAGGACTTTCTTTTTCATCTTTATGAATTCCAGCTGCCCTGCCAAACATATCCCCCTTTCCTCTTTGTTTCTTAAAATCGTCACTTGCTTTCCAAAATACTTTAGAAATTCCAGTTTTATCACTAAATCGTTTCATAAAATTAGCAAAACCACTGTAAACTCCACCTTCATATAGATGATCGCCAGGTTTATTACTTTGCTTAACTTTTTTACCCCAAAGGTATTCACTATCCATAGCTTTATGAATATATCCACCTTTTCTTTCACCAGTCTCTTTATCTTTTTTACCGAAAATAGCATCTATACCTCTAGGTATAAGTCTTTTTTTACTGCTCTCCATAAACCATTTTGTTAAACTTTCATAACCCTTTTTAAGACGTTCTTCAATACCTTCTGGTAATATGCCTAAAAATTTATCTTTTAAATAACCTCCGATAGTACTAAAACCCATTTCTTTATCTATGCCAAGTAGACTCTGTTTTAACTTAAAAAGAACAGCTTTCCTAAATCCATCTTCATCTTTGTAGAAATCAAGTAAATAAGATTTAAAATCAGTAAAACCATCTAATATTTTACCAATTGTTTTTTTAGCACCTTGACTTATATCTTCTTTAGCTTCTCCAAGACCAAGTATATCATCTATTTTTTTTGCACCTTCACTTTGTACGATAGCATCTTTTATTTTAACTAGCCGAGCCGTTATACTCATATCCTCAGGGAAAACCATATTGAACAATTTACCTGCTACTTTATCTAACCCAATTTTAATACCTTCTTCTACAAATCCAGCAACTCCTCCAAATAATCCTGCTGTTTCTACCTTATCTACTGTTCCACCCTTCAAAGTAAGTATTGCATCCCCAATAGCAGGTCCAACTCCTTCCTGGAGTGCTTTCATTAATCCAGAACTTAGCATGCCTAGTGCATTCGATCCTAGCTCAACCACAGAGTTTGGACCAGTACTAGTAGCCCCCAATATTTTATCGAGACCCCATATCCCAGCCATAATTGGTATTATCATCTTAGCCATAGGTAACATCCAGCTTAGGGTATCTGGAACACCTGGTTGTTCACTAGTAGTTTCTTGTCCAAAGGCATTAACAGTAATTCCACCATCTCCGCCCATAGCCTTACCTGTTTCTACAGCCTTATCTTTAAATTTATCAGGATCAAGGTCTGGGAACGTTAAAGAAAGTTTATCATCTTCTGGTAATTGCCCAGAAAATCCTTTTGAAATAGTAAATGGTGAGTGTAACTTACCAGTTGGTTTATTTGGTGCGGTAGTAACTTTAGTTCCTGTCTTACCACTTTCTGGCCCTATTCTGCCCATTGGACCAAAGAAAAATTCAGTTATTCGAGTAGGAATTGAACCTATATAAGCAAATGCTGTCATAACTGCATGGCTTACTGCAGCTCCTACTGTTAAAATTGGGCCTAATATTATTTTCCCTATCCATCCAAGCGCACCTTGAATGCCTCCTTGCTCGCTCGCTCCAGTTATTGCATCCTGAACACTTTGCAATCCTTTACTTATCCTATCTCCTAATTTAGAGATAGAGTTAGTAAAAGATTCACCAGCAGAGGTACGTCCATAGCCAGCGAGCGGGCCACGGGTTTTAGGATAAGCTCCAAAGTAGCCATGAGGTACAGTAAATCCTTCTCCAGGCTGTATAGGTTCTTGTTTTGTTGATGGTGAAGTAGTGGGGGGTGTGGAAGGTTCGGTCATTTCAGGAGGAGCTTCGCCTCCAATATCACTTAAATCTACATTACTAGCAGCAGCAGGTAGGTTTTGCTCTTTTGCGCCACCTAATATTTTTCCAACTGCCATATCTGCTCCAGGAATACCAGTCATACCAGCAGCCATCATTGCTGTCTGCTCCATTTGGCCTCCACCAGTAGCTTGTCCTATAGGACTTACTTGAGTTGTATCTTCAGGGCCTAATTCACCGAATTCTTTTGCCCCGATAGCTGTAGATACTTTTTTAGATGGTAGAGATGCTCCAGCTATTGTAGCTGATTCTTGAGATCTAAAGAATTGTCCAATAAGTGGTATATCCTCGGCAAAACTCCTTATTTTCCCGGTAGTAGAACCTTCACCTGGTTGTTCCATACCTAATGTTAAGTCATATGTCTTTTGCGCAGTTTCTTTTTGCTTCTTAATTGCTTCTGAAAGTTCCTTAGCATCAGCAGGAGATAATGGTTTTTCTGGAGCTCCTGTAGTTGGTAATTTACCTGCCATAGCAGCTGCTCTAATAGCCTTATCTCTTTCTGAAGTTTCTCCTTGAGGATAATAAGGCCTACGATGTTCTAAGCCCCTTCTGTTTTTAGCTACCCAGACATCATAAGACTCTGGGAATGGATTATAATTAGTTCCTTGAAATGCTTTCCAAGGATGTGTAACAAGATCAAACAAGCCTGTTATAGAATCTAAGAAATAATTGGTTCTATAAATAGCATATAATATTTGATTAGCTCCAGAATTAATTGCGTCCTTTAATGCATCTATTCTTTCTATAGATTTTTGCATTGATTCGACCATACTGGTCATACTGTTACTGATATTTTCTTGTGTTGGTTGTTGCCCCTCTTCAGCTGTAGCTGAATACACATCTGGGGTAATACCAAATAATCGTAAAGGTAGCATTAGTACTTCTACTAATGACATCATTGCTGAAATTAATTTAAGAGTAGCATTAACAAGTAACATTCTTGACATTTTTAGTTTTTCTTCTGTCTGATATAATGCTTTTGTTGCTTCTACATTAGAAGAACCTACTATCGGAGCTAATTGCCTATCAAATTCCCTTCCAAGTTTAGACTTTTTAGTACCGTAATCAGAATATGCTTCCTCTTTCCTCTTTTTATACTCTTCATCAGTAAGTTTACCCTCTTTTTTCATCCTCTCAATCATAGCCATTTGGCTTTGTTGAGAAGCATCTAATGCACTAACACGAGAAGCTCTTTGTTTTTCAACTCCATATGCCTCTGTTAGCATTTGTTCCCTAGGACCAGTCATCCACTGATTGTTAGAAGGTGATTCTGCTCCAAATAATCTTGCTATATTCTCTCCAGATGCCCATGCTCCTGGATTTACTGCTCCACTTATCCAGTCTAGCGGTCCTCCTCCGTACCAGGAAGGACCTTGTTCTTTCCTAAACATACGCCAATATTCTGGATTTTGTGCTCTTAAATTAAATATTTGACGGTTAGTTCCTGCCATTCTATCATACACAACAGCAAGATCCCCTCTTGTTTTTCTTAGTTCTTTTTCAAGAGTTTTATATACATCAGACCCCTTTTCGGTGCCCGTCATTTTAGTTAAGATTTGATCTTCTAATTGTTCCAAGTTACTTGCACGCTGCTTATAAGTAGCCATCTTTTTCGTGGCTATTTCCATTTGAGCATTCCATCTATACCACCAAGTCAGGCCTGCTGCAGCTAATGGAACCATTACAGCAATTAATGAACCTAAGACCGGTAAATTAGCAAGTGGCAAACTTAAGGCAGAACCTAATTGGCTTATTCCCGGAATTTGTTGTACAATAGAATCTATTGTTTTGCTTTTTCCAAGAGTCTTGGCATATAATCCTGTCATGGATATACCACCTAGATTACCTAGATAATCTCCAAGTTTCCCCCAGCTATAAGTAAAATCTTTAATTCTATCTGATAATTTATAAATAAATGATTTATGTTCGTGATAAGAATATTCTAAGTCACCTAAGGCAGCAGTAACTCCATCACGTTGTTCTTTAAGGGTTTGATTTTCATTTGTTAATTTATTTAATGTTCTACTTACGCTAGTAGACCTATTAGCAATTTCTTCATAACCTTCATCCCCGAACAATTTTCTTAATTGCTTTTTCTGTTGAGGGCTCCATGCCATTGGCATTGTATCTCCATAAGCTGATCTATGAGCGTTAGCATCTTTAATTAAGCTTTCGTTCATATTGACACTAGCTTGAAGACTTTCTGCCTGGTCTCTTAACCCGTCTCTAACCTTTTCATATCTTTTTTTAGTCCAGTTAGTATCCATAGACATCTGATACTTATTCATCTCTTTTGTAAGAGCCTCCTCAGCAGTCTTACGTCTTTCTTTTAATCCATCATCACCATAAAGTCGTGATTTAAGGTCTCTAGATCTTAAGTCTGTTGTACTAATATATCTATAAGCTTCAGCATGTTGCTCCCCGTATTTTGCCCCTCTATCTTTAATTTCTTGGTATTGCATTAATGCCTTAAATGCTCTAGGGTCTTCTGACTCCATTTTTTGCATTGCTACGTTATCCTTTAACGTATCCTGTATATATCTTGGTAATGCTCTTTCTAAATTACCTGAACTTATACCCCAGTAACTTTTAAGATCACCAACTCCATAATCTAAATAATCTTTAACTAAAGAACCGCCAGGATGTTTACTTGTCATTTTAGCCCTAGCTTCTTCAGCTTGGCCAATTTGATATTCCATTTTTTCCTGTCTTTCAGCTATATGTTCAACACTTTGTCTTTTAAGGCGTAATTGAGAATCTTTCTTCTGGTATTCAAGGAATATTTCTCCTCTGCTACCTGCTTCATCTAGAGAAAGTCCTGGTGTAACTCTTCCTGACTCTACATCTTTATGCATCTTATTAGCTAATTGACTATATATGTTAAAAGTATCTCCTGAGGTTGCTTGTCTACCATACTTTGAATATACATCGGAAATATGAGTAGGTGGTTTAAACTTTTCAGTTGTAGACCCCATCATTCCTGCTCTAAAACCCTGTCTTTTTATATTATCTGCCATTTCACCATAATATTGAAAACTACTTTGTCTAGAAACTGCATTAAGACTACTAACTGCACCTGTTAATTCCCCTATAGCTCCTTTAACTTTTGAAATACCACCCTGGATAGAATGCCAGAATGTTCCTGCCCCCCAAGTAATAACTAAAGCACCAGCTGCCCCAACTAAGGTAATGAGTGCAGCAGCTAGAGCGTCCGCTAAGGGTTTAGTATTTGCAATTGTAGTTGTGATAGCCTTACCGGCATCTAAAATAGCGGATAAAAATGGAAGTCCACCTTCACCTATAGATATCTCCATAGATTGAACAGAAGCCATAAACTGATTCCACTTTTCTTGAGTAGATGATAAAACACTATTTAGCCTTTCTTGCATATCATATGTTTTTTGCATTTCATCATTAAACTGTTTGAAAAGCCAAGTTCCACCGCCAAGTTCATCTTTTGTCGGAAATAATTTTAAATATTGTTGCATTTGTCTTGGTTCACCAAATTGAGCCAAGAATTTCATTAATTCTCCTCTTCCCCATCCTTTAGAGAAAGAGGCTTCAGTAATCATTTGGACAATATCTTGCAATGGTTTTAAACGAATTCTATGTCCTTCTATCTTTGTCCAAAAATCATCAAAGGAAAGACCAATTGTTTGAAGTGCTTTTTCTGACTTAGGCATTTCCCTTAATATATAAGTCATAAATGAACGAATTGCTATACCAGCTGTTGACCCCTGTACACCTTTCTGAGAAAGTGTTGCTACAGCTGCTAGCGTTTCTTCAATTGGCCAATGTTCTTTAGCACCTCCTCCAACATACTTGAGTGCTAATCCAATTTCTTGCGCTGAAGTAACTGATACATTCGCTGCGTGAGCTATCGCTGACGCATATCTTTCAACATTTGAATATTGATCTCCAAAAAGAGTTGTTGCGGTAATAACACTTTGAACTGCTTCAGAAACATCCATTGCTTCTATCTTAGCTAGTCTCATACCGCTTGTTAATACTTTAATCTGATCCGCAGAATTATCTATACCTGCACGAGCTACCATCTGTAACCCACGTGCTATTTCTGCTGGAGCTTCACCGAAATCAACGGCAACCTTTCTTGCCATAGCACTTAATTGAGCCATTTCGCGGGTTGATATATCACCTATTAAACCTTTAACTAAAGCCATTTCTCTGTTAAATTCCATAGCTTTTTGTGTTATATCAAATAAGGCAATACCAGCTACACCACCAGCTCCAAGGATAGCACCTTGAGTTCTTGTAAAATTAGCGTTTAATTGCTGTGCTGTTCGCATACCAACTCCAGTAAGGTTATTAAACCCACTGGTGATGGCAGCTACCGCTGGCCAAGTCAGGTTGGTCATGCTTATCATGAAGTCCAACCGTTCTGTCTCACTTGCACTTACTTTTGATCCCGAATGACTTAAATATGCCAAATTTCAGCCCCCTTAAAATAACATACCTCTACCCATCTTAGAGGCAAATTCAAGTTCCCATGTTAAGCCTGCTTTTAAAAATGCTACATCATAGGAATCTAACTCTCCTACTTCGGACGGGGTTTTATTCAAAACTCGACACACTAAGTAATCGAGTTTGAAGTCATCAACCCTATCTATAAATTTCTTAAATCATCTATAACTTTTGCATCATTTGCTTCATATTGCAGGACGCTTATTTTTTCTAAAAGAACTTGTACTAAAGCTAAGTCTACTTCTTCCCATTCTTCTACTGACATAGGAGGTTCTACTATAACAATAGATAATAATTCGTAGCCCTGTTTTTGCAGTATATCATACTCTTCATCAGTTAACATACTTGGGTCTGCGATATTTCTTCGTACATTATTCATTGTTACTCTTTCTTTTTCGCTTAGTCTTCGTGCTTTGAAAACATAAACTTCATTATCGCCTACATCTACTCTTACATCAAATCTTCTAGCAACACGGCTAGCGAGTTTTTCTTTAGTAGCGAGAATTTCTTTAGTTTCTGCTTTTTTTCGGTCTTTTAAATTTTTTCCTGCTTTCTTTAAATTTTTTACTTCGTCGTCTGATAATACAGGTGGAGCACCTGCAACTTCATCTACTGTACTCATTTTTAGTCTCCTCCGACTATCTTAATTAAATCATCTCATGAAATATGAGAATGAATGTGAATTATTATTTCTCCCCGCTAGTTGCATTTGTATAATAAGCTGCAACGCTTTGTGAAAATGAAAAGAATGCAGCAGTTCCTTGTATAGTTTCAGAAACAGGTTTACTTCCATCCCAATTACCTATTTCTAATGAATCTATCCAACAATGATGTAAATTCATAACATGCTCAATATACCATTCTCCGTCTTTAAAGAAAGTTATTCTATCCTCTTTATTACTTCCTCTGACCATGTTTGTATCAGTACCTAAAACAGCTTCTGGCATACTTGTAACTGCATACAATGGATTTTGAACCATTTTACCGGCTGCATTCCAAAATTTCTTATCTTTAATAAAATCTAATTTTTCTTGAGTCATATCTGTCTCATGCATAATTCTAAAGACAGCTAAATCAAAATCTCCGCCAAACATCGCTTCTATCGCGAATCTATCTGTTTCGAAAAATTTGGGCCTTTTAACTGACCACATAAATTTCTTTTTTGTTGGCATTATATCAATTGGTGCAACTATATCGCACGCATACCTTGCTACATTCTCGGTTGAAATAGTCATTGTAAATTCTTCTGATACTAACATTTGAGAAGGTTTGTCGTCCTTCGGTAAAAATTTTATAAATCCTAGTTCAAAATAAATTCCTTTTGTCATTTTCTCAACCTAAAAAAAGTTTAAATGGTGTTGAAAAAATTAACAACACCTAAAAAAAATATTATCCGTTTATTTCATTACAGATTGAAGCTTCGTGTATGTTATTGTCTTTGTCGTAGTAAATAACTTTTTGAGCTTTTCCTTCTATATCTTCTTGCACTGGTTTAGAACCATCAAAGTTACCAAGCTGATTTTTACTCAGTCTGCAACCTTGTAGTGCAGCAACTGGCCTAGGATTACATTCCTCATTAGCCATGTTCATTGCGTATAAGGTCATCTGGAATGGTTGTGTGTGTAGGAAAAGATCGAGGAATGTTTGTCCAGCACCACTCATATCTTTAGCTTTTCTGATAGTAAAATCAATTTTTTTCCTACCAGGACGTATTTCTTTTGCATCAAAAGAATCTGTAGTGTAATACTCCGCTAAATCACGAGTTACGTTTAGAGTTATTTCTTCTAGATAAATTTGTTTACCATTAATGGTAATTGCACCTAATTCAAATATAAATAATTGGTCTTCTTGTGGCATACTTTTTACCTCCTTAGTTTACCACTATTGATGCATTTATGATTCTAGCTGCGTGTACAGGGGTAATACCTATATCAACTTGGATCCTACCATGAGCTCTACCAGTTGAAGCACCTATAGTAGCTACAGCAGAGTAGTCACTAATAGCACCTTCTGAATACATCTCAGCTAGTTTCCCTACAACAGCTTGCTCTAAATCAGTTTTGAATGTAGGAGTCATTGCTTCTCCAATCATACTGTAACAAGCATCATAAGTTTCATACTTAGCGTGGTTTATTATTCTTATAACAGATAACTCATCTTCTGCTAAAACTCCAAGTTCCTGTAACATTTCGGAAATTGTAGTTATACCTTCTCTGATTTTAACACCCATTGAATCTTTTATGAATGTTACAACACCGGATTCATTGTATCGTATGTAGTCATCTCTTGTAACCTGTTCTTCATCAGTTATTTCGTAAGTACCTGGAACAGATTCTGATTCTTCAAATACTGGATATCCTGGTGAGGGAATTATATCTGTAATAAATGCTTGGTCGGTTTGTAAAACTTTAGAAGCTTTTCCACCCCATACTGCTACATTATATCTTGTTGCAGCTATTTTACCAGCAACAGCCATTACAGCCATATCAGGTTCATATTCTACGCCATTAAGGTCTACTAAACCTTGGCCTACAAATACAACCATTTCGTTGTCCATATCTCCAGCATATTCAATTCTCTCGATCATGTTCATGTTTTCATTTGCACCTAAAACTGCAAACCTCCAACCGTGTAATTCGGGAGTATTCATTTTGTTTATGTGATCTAGGTAAATTTGATATAAATCACCCATACCATCTATACATTCTTGGTCTAATCTGTCCTCATATTCAACAGATCTGACACAGAATACAAAACCTACTGGAGATTCTTCAAGAACTTTTAAAGCTGCTTCGTGAGCCTGTTCAGCTGGTGATAAATCTGTGGTTTCGTCTTCATCATCAACTACATCAGATAGCATTTTAAAGCTTCTTCGTGTATCTTCATCAAGTAAACCTTCTCCGTCATCTCCAAGACTTCCGCCTGTCTGTGAACCTAATATAGCTCTGTGTACGGTTTCTATGTGTTCACTACCAATAACTACATCATCGTTAGTAAATCCTTCTGGAATTTCCTGTACCCAATTACCGTCTACTTTATAGTATGCGTCGACAATATCGGATTGTTGATTAATTTTTTCAACTAAAACTTGGAAAGCATCTTTTTCTGCAGTTAATGAACCTCTTACGCTTATGTAATATTCTGATAGTCCATATAACTCTTCTAAAGTTATACTTACTCTTTTGTGTTCTGCTTCACCGTAACAGTTTACGGTAAAGTAAATTGGTTTACTTCCTGATCTTTTTGCTACTAATTTAATAAGTTCGACAGGTGTTGCACTGTCATCAGAAAGAATCTGAGTTGCTTTTGCAGCGGTTCCTTTTACAGCTCTTACGGCATAAAAAGGTCCACCTCCAGCAGCCCAATATAAGTCCATATTCACACCGAACTCTCTTCTTAATTGTCCTGGATTTTTAATGAGGACTGCTTCGTTTGTGTGTCCGTAGTCACTTTCAATTACAAAACCAGGAGTCTGGTCAGTTGACTGAACTCTTGTAACATAACCAGCTTGGTGAGTTACGTTTACGTGTGGTATACTCTGAACCATTATAATTACCTCCTATTAGATTTATGTCTAATTCTTACAATTTTTTTAAACTCCTCTTCCGTTAAAAGATCATTTGGTCTTACGCCCTTTTTTCTAATTATTCTTTTATAGGCATATGAACCAACTGCTATCCCAAAAGATGGGCATATATCCTTAAACGGGAATCTTGGAGCATCGTCTTCTCTTTTTTGGAGTTTTTGATCTTCATCCGTCATCAACATCAACCTCTGCATATGTTTTATTATATTCTTGTGAAATCATTTCTTTATAATCTGAGATTGTGTGTATAATCCAATGATGTAAATGAGGATTTCCTGTTTTTTGTGGTTGAGAACGTACTATTTGAAATTTTAAAAATCCGCCCTCAAACAGCATAGAGCCATCAGAAAATACTAAGCCATTAGTAACTAACTCCTTCATTTGTAAATTATCAGGATTGGTTAATGGGTAAACAACCATTTCGTTGTCATTTATAAACCATGAACCTTCGTTATCACCAACATCTTCAGTGTTTAATAATTTAGTACTTTCATCATAGACACTAACAATGCTTGATTGACTATTGAAATTTGCGTTCTTATAAATATTCTCATCATCTTCATCTTGAATCCACATATCTTCTTCTAACTCTTTAATAAGCCTACATTGAGCAATTTTAAACTTTAATAGCCTTTCTACAAGTGCATCTCTTATTTTTGTAACACCAGATAGACTTTTATCAAAAATATCTATATGGCTTCTTATTGTACGGATAGATAAATCACTTCTAGCCCTAATATATTGTATACTAGGATCTTCACCATATCCTGCATCCCCTGAACTATACCCATATCCGAATCCAGCGTAACTATCCTCTTCATCAAAGAATGGATGTACTCTAATTTCAGGATATGTTGCTTTTGTCTGGGAAGTAATGTTTACAGGAACATTTACACTATCAACAGGTAAATACCAGCGATTATCACTATTTTCAGGGTGATATTCACCACACATCTCTCTTATTCTTCTTCCAAAGGTAGAACTAGCGTACAAGGTGACCACCCCATAAGGATAATCCATAAGCAACGCCAGCGACTCCCTCTCCTAAAGATAGTAGAGGGCCAGCACCTTTAGTCGAAGAACCTGATCCTCTCATCCCTCTCCATTGGCCTATTATATCATAGGCAATATCATGAGAATTAAGGTAAGGTTGATTCTTTTGGTGTAAAACTGCCATTGTCGCTCTTAATACGTGCATTTTAGGTTGTGGAGCATTAAATTCTCCAGATAACGCAGCTTCATATGATAAGTAATCATAGGGAGCTTTTGTCTCCTCAAATGTCGTTATAATAAGATCGCCATTTTCAACTTTATAGCTGACATTAATATCAAGAACATCAGGATTCTGTGAAGCTATTTGTTTAGTAACAAAGGAAATATCTTTTCCTAGCTTCTGAAGACTTCTGTTTCTTGAAATATCAACGGCACCAGGGAACAATCTTAAGTCAAATGGATCTCTTAACTGACTTCCAGTAATAGGTCTTCCATTGACAATTGTATTTAGTTTAACCTGTCCTACCATTTTTTAGCCAACTCTAAAATTATTTCATAATGATGTGTTTTATTACGATACTGTAAATTCCTATTAATTTCAGATATTCTAAAATATCTAGTAAATTTAGCCCCATTATAGTCTATTTCGTTTTTTATCCGATATTCTCCAAGGTCATTATCAGGTATGTCAAAATCTGCTTCACAAAACATTTTGTAGTAAGCAATTTCTTCAAAACCTCGTCCTGAGCCTGGATCTTCAGATGGTCTATCGAAAACGCCAGTAATTTGGTGATAGTTAAACCATTTTTTTTCTAGATCTCCAAAATCATCTTCTTCGGCATCATCAGGATACCTGTAACGTTGTAACCAGATTGTTTCTCCCGGAATACTTAAATCTTTTACGAGATCTTTTATGGTCATTTTATCACTAATACGGGGTTGTATAATCATCTATCAATCCACGTCTTTTGACGTATAAGTTATCTCCTTCATTGCCATACATATCCATAAGGTCTCTCATTAGAGTATCGTTTAGATCGCACCAGTTCTCGAAATCACGGGTGTATCTTCGTGCAAAATTTCTTGCTACGTCACCGATACGGTATCCTTGTTGCTTTAATCCAAATTGAGGATCGGATGTCATCAGGTGGCAAGCTACAGCGACAGCTATAACGCCAGCGATGAATTCTTGGTCTTCTTCGGGTAAAGCATCTAAGTCTTCTAATGTGATATCTAAGGTTTTGGCAATTAAGACTGCGTAGAAAGGGATAGTTTGTTCTATGATACTATCGAATGAATCATCATCTACAATACCTATGAAAGTTTTAATAAATTCAACATTGAATGTATCTAGAAAAGCCATTTTTATTCCTCTACGTAAGGTTTATCAATAGATAAGAGTTTTTTATCTTCGTCGGTCATATTTGGGGGTGCAGACTCAGAGGCTGCTCTGTTTCTTTGCATCCCACCATACTTAGTACGAAGCTGATCTTGTTCCTCTTTCTTTTCTTTTGTTAACAGAAGGTCTTTATCGACCATAAAGTCATATGTTGCTTGATCAATTTCTTTTGTTTGTCCTGATTTTATCACTAGTTTAGGGACAATTTGTTCTTTAATTTTTTTACCATCTGGTAAAACTTTTACCTTGGTCCCGTTTACAACAAATTCTCGCTCTGGTAAAGCGGAATTGAACTTAATTTTGTATGTTTTTTCTTTCTTCTCGGCCATCAAAAAGCCTCCAAAATATATTTAATTATTCTACTATTATTGCGCCTAAAGCTACAGGGCGCACAACTGCTGGCTTAGACCATGCTGTCATAAAGAAGGCATCTACTTGTCTTTCTTCATCACGGGTCTGAGCTACTCTTACATCACTTCTTGTTACCATTACAACTGGGTTTAAAGAAGTATCCATCATTAGACAGAATCCTGCGGGTATAAATCTTGTTGGTACGAGATCTATTCCAGCTACACGACCTACAACACCATTTCTGAGTGTTTGGTCAGTTCCAGACTGGTAAAAGTTTACAAATCTGTCATCTATCTGTAAATCTGCATATTCATCAGGATTTACTAACATTGTGTTTGGATCGATGTCTTTTTTAATCATTTCTGTTTTTAGAGATACAACATCTTCATATTGTAACTGACCACTTGTGTCAGCGTCAACTGAAGTTTCGTACCCATTGAGCATTACGTCAGCAATATCGTAATCTTGTTTTCTCTGCATTCTTTTAGCAGCTTCCTGCATCTGTCCGCGACCTAAAATACCGAGCCAGTCGGTTTCTTTAGCTTCGTCAGTCATTTCAGCAGCTGTACCGTATTTTGCAACGGAAAGCTCGAATACATCTACGACTTGCCTTACTCTTGGAATTTCTGAACCTTCAGAAAGGTCTACAGCCATTCCGGTTGGGTAGTTTCTTGGTATCTTCATACTCCAAGTTCCAATTGGGATTGGTAATACTTGGACATAGTTTCGTAAGATGGACATCTTTTCAATGTATTCTAAAAGAACTCTTTCGAGATAAGGTTCCCATCGAACATCACCAGTTGTGAATCCACCTTCTTCTCCTGCGAATCTTTCTATATCTTGCATGTTATCAACCTCATTTTGGTATAATTCTGGCGACAAATTTTTCGCCATCGGCTGCTTCACTTTCAGCTCTTCCTAAGTATAATAAATGCTGTTCATCGGTTGGACTAATATCGTAATCTTCTAGAACTTTTAAAGCACCGTCTTCTCCTATACATAGAGGATCTCCGTACTCTACTGCTCCATCAGCTACTACTTCTACCATTCCATATTTTTTGGCAGTTACTTGATCTCCATCATAAGCTTCTGTGTTAAATGGTGACTGTTGTGATCTTGTTATTGTTACAGTTACAAATATACCTGCAAATTTAGTATCTCCCTCTGCTCCAAGCTTAATTGCTCCGACTACTTCACCGGAGTAAACCATAGCTCTTCCATAAGGTGATACTTCAGTTATATCTCCATCTAGCTTATATGAGACATCCCTACCGTCTTGTACATTGTAGGACATTAAATCACCTCTATACGTTATTATCTTTAAAGCCCATGTAATTCTCGCCTTTGTGCACTCTGTCATATTTAAATACAGTGTGTACTAAGCCTTGCATGAAAGGATCTACGTCTTTTTCTTCTAAACTAAGTTTGCTAAGATCGTATTTTTTGTCAGATGTTCTTTTAAAGTCAGAACTTTCTGGTACTTTTTTACTTCCTTTCTCTTTCTTTTGAGCTTCTAATTTTTCTACAATAGGTGTAGTAATATCGATTATTGACTGGTCTTTTGACAGTCTTTCGATTTCTTCTTCTTTTTCTGCTTCTTTGATTAATCCTACAACTACTTCTCTCTCTGCGAGTTCAGTAGCTTCCTGTAGTCTTACTTTAGCAGATAAATCATCTAGAGCTTTTGTTTTTTCATTGAGTTCGTCAGTCAAGTCTTCTTTTTCAGATGTAGTTTTACTTTTATCACTATCAATCTGTTCCTGAATATCTTTTTTGAAAGTTTCTAGATCTTCCAATTTCTCTTTGAGAGTGGAAATCTCATTATCTTTCTCAATAGATGCGGATTCAGCTTTTTTGATAGCACTTACTAATTCTGAAACGTCTACTGGCTGACCTTCGTTGGATTCCATAACATTTCCTCCTTCAATTTTATTATCGTCCTGCTGTGTTTCTAATTTATCTTCAAATTGCTTTTTAAAATTGCTTATTGTTTGTTTTGATAAACCAGCAACCCCAGCTGTTGCTTCTCCATCTGCTCCATGAGTTACAATGGATAGCTCGAAAACATCACAATTTTCACATATGACATGAGCTTCGTCAAACCAATGCTCACATTCATGAAAATCTTCACCACATTTAGAACAAATAGAATCGTGTTTAAATCCGATACTACATGAATCTATGTAGCCTTTACTCATTTTCTCAAGAACTTCTTCGTCATCCGTCTCGGCATAATACTTAACGGCCTCTTTACCAGCCATTTTATCAAATGATGTAAATGCGTCATTAACTTTTCCGATGATGTCTCTCACAGAATAACTGTGGTCTATCATGAGTTTTGAACCTTTTAATGAGTTTGCTATATTTTCAAGTTCCCCTTCAGGTATTTCAACAACTTGATTGAATTTACCAGGGTGTATTGCAAATCCAGATATTTTTGGAGGATTATTCTCAGATTCTTCAATGTATGTGTCAGAAATCAATTGAAATTTATCTCTACTTTTCATTTGAACCCTCCTTATATTGACACTTGAGAAGTCTTAATATTTGCCGTCTAAAAAAGGTTACTATTCTGCATAGAAATAATGGCATAAACCATCAGTTCCATACCGTACTTGAACGTTTTTTTGGCCTTTTAGACGTTTTGCAATTTTAACTCCATTTATTCTTACTTTATCGGTACTATATCTATCTAATATGATATAATGTATCTCTCTGGCGGTCATTTCACGCTCCCCTTCCATAAGTACTTCTAAAATAACTTCATTTAAATGTTTATAGCTTCTTATTCCGGGCACTAGTCCACCGCCGTACTAATTGTTATTTCTATGTCCATAAGGCTTTCGAAAAACCTTATAGTTTGGAAATCATAACTTTCTTTCCTCCCCAAAAATTTTATAAACTCTTCATCTCGCATATCGTCATTTAAGAATCTAGCAGAAAATGTTTTTAGCATTGAGTCCTCTGTTGGACCCGGCTGATTACTTGGGACTAGTCCTCCGTCCCATTCGTAGTCCATTTCTGGTATATAACGGTATAAGATTGGATAATGTTGGGCTAACCATAAACCATCTACTCTTATGTATTCTAATGTGTCCCAGTAATATCTGAAGTTAGCACGCCATGTATTCACGAAGGGATTTGCACATAGAGATGGTTGCATATAGTTGAATCGATATGATGGATTTTCGTCAGTGTAACATGTAAATATCCAATCAGGTGAGTATGAAGGATAATCTATTTCATTAACTGGCTCTTCCTTTACTTCAACATCAAAATTCTCTATTAGTGTTAAGTCTTCTTGTTTATTTAGCAGCAACTCGTCATCTACTACAATTATTTGGTCACAAATGTTAGATATGTTAACGAATGTGTTGTATAAACTTGGTGTATCTCTTTGTCTTACTTTTATTACGCCTAGTACGTTGTTATTCATTTACACCCTCCTTAAGATGAATTGCCTCTAAATCCATATCGCAGTATATACCAAATCCATGTTTTTGGGCCATTTCGCAGAAGTATATATCTTCTCCACCTCTTCGATAGCCGTATCGTATTCCTGCGTTTATGACTTTACCATCTATAAGGTAGACTGCACCTGTTATATCTACTGGGTTAACTCCAGGCTTTCTAATGCGGTGATATGAGTTTCCTTTTTTGTTTCTAGTCATAAAATTATAGGCTTCTGCTTCTTTTACTGAATTGTGTATTAATAATGAACATATATCTAGCTTATGAGATAATAGGCGCTCTAAAGCATTTTGGGGTATTATTATATCGGAATCTACCGAGAAAACATGGGTTTCATAGTTAAATCGATCTAGCCAGATATTACGCAAGCGAGCCATCGATTGATAGCTAAATTTATTGCGCGAGTGAGGTTTGTCGACATAACCGAAGCCACTTAGGTCTATTATGGTAAATTTTCCGAAGTTATGATCGTTTTTGTGATTTATTAACTTATTTAGGGTGTCATCCGTCGAGTCATTGACTAAGAAACACATATGGAGTTCTTCTAGGGGATATGTTTGATTTTCGAAGGCTTCTATGTAGCCATCGACATATTCTTCCCTATTTTGGATTGGACACCCGCAAAAAATCATTTATTCTTTTCTCCTTGAGGTTTTTGGGCACTTTTCTCTTTAGCTGCTGGTGCTCCCTTTTGTTTTACCCCTGGAGGAGTTTCTTGTGTTTGTTTTTTGTCAAATTCGGGCTCTTGCCCTGCATTTGGATTTCCTAAGATCCATTGCATTCCATTTGACTCTGAAGGAGGTGGCCCTTGATATCCTAGAGCTTCTCGACCTTCATTCATGTCTATTAGATCCATTGCAACAGCATTTTGCACCCAAGTCTGTATTCTGCTCTCTTGTTCGACCATTGGCTTCCTATATGTGTATGATAAGTCATATAAATCTTCAATTCCGGCATTTTCTATCTCTGGCCAGTATAATTGCTCCGATACATAGTCGGCAGCATTATTTTGAAGTCCAGCTATGGTTTCATAATAAGTTTGCAGTTGTCTGGTGATTGCAGATAGGTTATCTGCTTCCATTCCTAAAATTTGACCGGGTACACCAGTTGTTGCGAAAAAATAAGAGTCTAATTTATCTAAAATCGTTGAAATATCAGGGATGCTGGTGGTAGCTCCAACTATTTCATGACCTATTGACGCATCTGTAACTAAATCAGATCCTGTGGTCATTTTCCCCAATCTTCCTATGAAATTTTTGATTTCTGAAAGAGGTGTTTTCCTTCTTTCGTGTTTTGCATCTATTTGCCAGTGTATAAGTGGCAATGCATAGTGATCGATAAGTACAGCCGAGTTTAATTGGCTGTTAAGTATTAAATTTAAAATTTGTAGTGTTGATTCGAATATACTTATTCCATATAGATTTCCTGTGAGTGGATTGCGCGGAATATGAATTACTTCCTCTACTTTGAGGTCAACAGTCCCACTTGGCCCCTGAAACTGCCATCCTTTCAGTTCATTGTTCTCAATTTTGGCACTTATTCGTTTTGGGCTCATTCCATATACCTTTAGGACGTTTGTAAGGCCGTCTGGCGACTTTCCTACTTGTTTATAGAGGTATGCATCTCCATATATTAGCATATCTCGATACATTTGGCGTAATGTTCGGCGAGTCATCAATTTATCGAGCGAGCGACCGATTTCTTGAGCCTTATCGTGAGTTTGACCGTCTATATCGGTACATATTGAACGAAAACCTAATCTTGAGGCATCATCTGCCATTTTATCGACAACTCTGTTCATAATTGTCTTTTTATAGAGGTTTTCTACTAATTCATTGGTAATTGTAGTGTCGCCACTTGCTGTTTTATAAGTTCCAAAGGTTTTTGACGATATTTCAGAATATGGCGCCACCTTTCCCTTCGGTCCTTTCTTAGCTGCGGCTAACTCGTCCTTATCCCTTTGGTTTCCGCCTCTAAGATTAATTTCATAACCTAATATTTTCATATTACTGACCTTCCAACAGGTTTTCTATTTAAAATGCTAAAACCAGTATCTTCTATATATTCTTCTTGTTCTGTATATCCGTAATAATCTCTTCCTGCATGTAAACATAATAATAGTGAATCTACGAAGTCGTCTGACCCACCTACTGCCTTTCTGTAGACAATATTGTTCTGTGGGGTAACTTCTCTTTTAAACTCTAACATTTCTGTGTATAGCTTAGCATCATATACGAGGGTTGATAGTCCTTTTTCCAATTCTGTTACTCCAGCTTCTACTAGTTCTTTCTTTTTCTTAGCTCCACTGAAATCGAACCCTAATATGTCTAAACTTTTCCATTTTTTATCAACTTCATTCTCAAATATCTCTATAACACCCTTTCCAACCCCTGTTTCATCTATACAAAGGGTTAAGGCATTGGGATAATCTGTTTTAAGCTTCCATACATCGTCTGCTATTTCATGATACTGCGTTCCTAAGTCCCATTCTATGACGTTTATCGTTTTGACTCCGGCTCCGGTTAGTTCTCCTATTGTTAGGACACTAGCATTTCTCTGCTTTCCAAGGTCGAGGCCCATTACTATCTTTTCGTCGCTAGTCCATTCTTTGCTGTCGTTCCATCGGAAGGCTCTGTCAAGTAAACTTTTGGAGAATACTTCTCCTATTGAATCCATCCATTCAAGACAGTATTCACGTAGGAAGCCAGTTAGCGGCATATCACGGTAGTCATCTTGCAATTCTTCGAGGGTGATACGTCCAGTTGTGGAGGAGATGGGTTCCTTTTGTTCGTTGATGACAGCAGTAGGCTGTTCAAATGCAACGAAATCTCTTGGTCCTCCCTCTCCTTTGTAAGCTTCACCCATTTTTATAAAAAATTTAGAATTAATATACGCTCTATAAAACTCATTTATTTTCCCTAGGGGTGTTCCTGCATAAACAAGTGTTTTTTCTCTTTGTTGACCACGTAACGTTGGTCTTAATGAGACGAATGTTTCTTCTGGGATGATTTGGGTTTCGTCAAAGGCTAGAAAATGAGCATTTTTACCTAATTGACCTTTTCCTCCACGCCCAGCTGTTGCCATGTATATTCTAGAATTATTTTTGAGCTTGAATTTGGTACTTTTCTTGCTTATGAACATAGAGTCTATCAGTGGAGATGCGTCTAACATATCTTGTATGTCTTCTCCAAAGTATATTGCCTGTTCCATTGTCGGTGATGCTACTAGTGTTCTATGTGCTCGTGTAAATAGTGATTTATGTATTGCTTCTATTTTGATCATCAGTGATTTTGAAAGTCGCCTGCCCCAAAAAAGAAGCTTTTTAGTGGCGGGGCAGCGCAAGTATTGTTTTTGGTAGTCTTCTAGAATGAAAAGTTCGCCATATTCGTCATTTAAAAGGTTTTCCGCAAAATATACGGGGTCTTGTTTACAATTTTTTAGGAAATTCTTCCTTTGTCCGTCCGAAATATAGCCCGAGTCCATTCGTTACACCTATTGCAAGAAAAACAGTGAATGTAGGTGTTTAACTGGGGTCTTAAAAAGGTTTCGATTTAGGTATTAAAATTATTAAAACAGTCCATAAATTTTTGGTGTTTTCTTTTTAAAAAAAGATTATTCTGTAAATTG